ATGGCTACGCAATGTAGAGAAAGCAAAAAGAGACCCAAGTACAACCTGAAAAAGCTCGGTGTCTTCCTTGCCGTGCTGGTGCTGGCAGGAGGAGCGGCAGGTTATCTGCTTGGAGTTCTCACCACACCGCACAAGACGGTGACTGTCACTAAAACCATCGAAGTCCCGGTTCACGAGACGGACGGTTTACCGCAGGAGACCGAAGTGTTCCTGTTCGATGTTCCCCTGTCAGACTCTTTGCAGAGGTACATCTACGAAATCTGCGCAGACGAAGGTGTCCCGGTGACACTGGCTCTCGCCATGATTGAACATGAGAGCGGATTCAACCCGGAGGTGGTAAGCTCCACCAACGATTACGGTCTCATGCAAATCAATGCCATAAACCACGAGTGGCTTGAGGAGAAGTACAGAACGGCTGACTTCCTCAATCCGTACCAGAACGCTTTCTGCGGTATCACCATCATCGGTAGCTACATTGAGAAGTACGGTGATTACGGCAAGGCTCTCATGGCATACAACATGGGAAATTACGGAGCGCAAAAGGCATGGGAGAATGGGGTCACAAGCACCGCCTATTCCACCAAGATTCTCGGTCTTATGGACGAGTACGAGGAGGTGTTACGCAATGACAAACAAGAAGCTCGGAAATAGCTTCGAGTCCGTCTTCTGCGAAATCCTCTTTCGGGAGGGGTTCTGGTGTCACAACCTCGCTCAAAACCAAGCTGGGCAACCCGCCGATGTGATTGCGGTCAGAGACGGCAAGTCTTATCTGATTGACTGCAAAGTCTGTTCGAGAGGGAGATTCCCATTCTCCCGTATCGAGGACAATCAGCACACCGCCATGAGAGCTTGGCAGGAAAGCGGGAACGGAACTGGCTGGTTCGCCCTCAAGTGCGAAGGATACATCTTCATGCTCGATTATGACACGCTGAAACGCCTGTCCAAGACTCAATCGAGTATCAGCTTCAAGGACATGTGCTTCTATGGGCGAGTACTGGAAGCGTGGGTGGTGTTTGCATGATAATCACCGTCTCGAACACTCTGACCATCGACAACCCCTCGGCAGAACTGCTCGTGTGGTGCAGTAAGCACATGCGGATTGCGAACCCTGAGTACCAGAAGAAAGTCCGCATGAACTTGTGGCTCGGCAACACACCGAAGACCCTCTGCTTATACGAGCAGAGAGGAACCAGTATCGTTCTACCGTTCGGAACGCTGAGGTCACTCCCTGAGTCCGTCCGAAAGAACGCTGTCTTCATAGGCGATTTTAAGGCCGCTGAGGAGGTCTCTTATGGAGGGGTGGATATTCCCCTCTATGACTACCAAAAGGCCGCTGTGGACGCTGTGGCGGCTGGACAGTACGGTATTTTGCAAAGCCCCGCAGGAAGCGGAAAAACCCAAATGGGCATTGCCCTTGTGAAGCGGTTTGGGAAGAAAGCCCTTTGGCTGACTCACACGCTGGACTTGCTCAGGCAGAGCAAAGAACGAGCAGAACTGTACATGGACAAGCGGGTTATCGGAACCATCACCGAGGGCAAGGTCAATATCGGAAGCGGTATCACCTTTGCCACCATCCAGACCATGTGCAAGCTCAATCTGGCTCAGTACAAAGACCTGTGGGACACCATCATCGTGGACGAGTGCCACCGCTGTTCCGGGACACCGACCGCCATGACGCAGTTCTACAAGGTGCTGAACAGTTTGTCCGCTCGGCACAAAATCGGTCTCTCGGCAACGGTACATCGGTCTGACGGCATGATTGAAGCCACCTACGCCCTGCTCGGTCATGTTATATACACCGTTCCTGACAAGGCGGTGGGTGACAAAATCATGAAGGTTGGTATTCTCCCCGTTGCGACAGGGGTGGAACTTAGCCGAGATTGCCTGAACACCGATGGGACACTGAACTACATGAAGATGGTCACTTACCTCACCGAAAACCTACGCCGGGAGGAAGTGATTGTGAACACCATCAAGCTCAACGAGGGCAAGAGCTGTCTGATTCTCTCCGACCGGCTCAGTCACTTGGAACACCTCATGAACTGGCTACCAGCGCACATGAGACGGGACGCTGTGATGGTGAGCGGCAAAATGACAACGAAGAAGGGCAAAGCGGAGCGAGAGAAAGCCATTGAGGACATGCGCTCAGGTAGGAAAAAGTACCTGTTCGCAACCTACTCTCTGGCGAAAGAGGGGTTGGACATACCCCGCTTGGAGCGGCTGTTCCTCACCACCCCTCAGAAGGACTACGCTGTCGTGACGCAGAGCATTGGCAGAATCGCTCGTGTCTTCGATGGTAAGGCAGAACCTATCGCCTATGACTTCGTTGACGATGTCGCATACCTCGTGAAGTCCTACAAAAAGCGTTGTACTACCTACCGTAAAAACGGTTGTTATTTCGTGGAATAGGAGGTGAACCAGTGAGACTGATTGTCTACGATGTGGAGGTCTTCTGCGAAGACTGGCTTGTGGTCTTCAAGGACACAGAGACCGGCAAGTACACCATCGTCCACAACGACAACGAGGAGCTGAAACAGTGCATTACCGAGGACAACATCTATGTGGGTTTCAACTCCAAACACTACGACCAATTCATCATCAAGGCTATCTGCTGTGGCTTCGTACCGCAGGAAGTGAAAGCGGTCAATGACTACCTCATTGGAGGTGGTCAGGGTTGGGAATACCCCGCCCTGAGGGATTTCTTCTTCCGCTTCAACAATGTGGACATCAAAGACGATATGCAGATGGGCTTGTCCCTCAAGGCCATTGAGGGTCACTTAGGACTGTCCGTTGAGGAGTCCACCGTCCCCTTCGACATCGACCGGGCTTTGACCGAAGACGAGCTGAAAGAGACCGCCAAGTACTGTATGCACGATGTTGACACGACTGAGCGGCTTGTGGAGCTTCGGAAGGACTATCTCAAGAACAAAGTCCACATTGGCAAACTGGCGGGGCTGGACGATGTGAAAGCCATGGGCATGACCAACGCCAAGCTGACCGCCGCCCTGCTGAAAGCGACCAAGCAACCCCATGACGATGAACGCAAGTATGTGTACCCTTCGCACCTCAAGCGAGAGTACATCCCGCAGGAGATTTTCGATTTCTTTGACAAGATGTACGACCCGTCAATCTCGGACACGGAGCTGTTCAGCGAGAAGCAGACATTCTCCATCGGTGAGTGTCCCGGTGTCGTGGGATATGGTGGTATTCACGCCGCAATCCCGAACTACTTCTTCGAGGAGACCGATGAACGGGTTATCCGCAACAAGGATGTGGCGAGTTACTACCCGCACCTCATGACGCTGTGTGGTTACACCTCCCGCAACATCCCCTCGGCGCAGGTCTTCGAGGAAGTGCTGGAAACCCGTATGAAAGCCAAGGCAAGCGGAGACAAGGCCACCGCAAACGCCCTCAAGCTGGTTGTGAACACGACCTACGGCGCACTGCTCAACAGGTACAACGACCTGTTTGACCCCCTCATGGGACGCTCTGTGTGTATCACCGGGCAGTTGTTCCTCCTTGAGCTGGCTGAACACCTGTACGCTGACATTCCGGGGCTGAAAATCGTCCAGCTCAACACGGACGGTATCATGGTCGAGTGCAATCGAGCCGACCTCGGAAAGCTGGACGAAATCTGTGACGAGTGGCAGAAGCGCACCGGCTTTGAGCTGGAAGAAGACTCCGTGATGAAGATTGCGCAGAAGGATGTGAACAACTATATCGAAGTGCAACCGAGCGGAGAGGTCAAAGAAAAGGGCGGCTATCTTGTCAAGGGCATTTCCAGCGTGGGTGCTTGGAAAATCAACAATTCCTGCTGTATCGTTGCGACCGCTCTCCGAGAGTACTTCGTTCACGGTACACCCGTGGAAGACACCATCAATGGCTGTGACGATATTTTCCAGTTCCAGATTATTGCAAAGGCTGGGGCGAAATATCGTGAAGCATATCACCTTGTCGATGGCGTACAAGTCCCGGTACAGCGAGTGAACCGGGTATATGCAACGGCAGACGAGCGATACGGGAAGCTGTTCAAAGTCAAGGCTGAGAACGAGTCTACTGCCAAAATCGAAATGCTCCCGGAGCATTGTATCATCGACAACGATAACCACCTGACCATTGCCGATGTGGACAAGCAGTTCTACATCGACATGGCACGAAAGCGAGTCAATGACTTTTTGGGTATCAAGCCCGAAAAGAAGAAAACAACAAGGAGGACAAAAGCAATGGCAACGACCACTAAAACCGAGAATGTCTATCAGAAACTCATTAAGGCGAGAGAGCAGTTCCTCAACGCCGATGTCCAGAAGACCGGCAAGAACATGCACCTGTCGTTCAAGTACTTCGAGCTGGACGATATTGTTCCCCCGGCAATCCGTATCTTCTCGGCAATCGGTCTCGTGCCTGTGGTGAACTTCACCGCTGATACCGGCACTATGACGATTATCAACACCGACAACCCGGAGGACACCGTTTCGTTCGTGGCTCCCTTCAACCAGATTGCTCCTATCATGAGCAACACCGGCAAACAGGCCACCAACGAAATGCAAGCCCTTGGTTCGTCCATCACCTACATGCGCCGCTACCTCTACATGATGGCACTGGACATCTGCGAGAGCGACACCATTGACGCAAACGCTGGCAAGCCTGTCCCTGCTGACACCGCTCCCGCCCCCGCCGCTCCCAAGGCTCCCGCTACTCCCCAACAGCGTCAGGAGGTCAAGGAGGAGCTGACCGCACCGGCTGACAATGCCACCACCTTGCAGATTAAGGGTCTCAAGAGCGTCCTCAAGAAGCTCAAGGACAGCGACCCCACCAAGGAGGAGCTGATTGCTCAGATTGCGGTGCAGACCAAGGGGTTCACCGAAATCAGCAAGTCCGACTGCGAAGCCCTGATTACCCGAATCACCGCCATGCTGGAAGGAGGAAATGAGTGATGAAGTGGCTTGACTCCAAGCAGATTCAGATTACGCCGCCCAAGCGCACCAAGAAAGTCACCGGCACACGCTTTGCCACCATTCTCGGCCTGAACCCTTGGTCTACCCCGTTTGAAATGTGGTGCGCTATCACCAAGACCTACGAGAAGCCCTTCGAGGACACCATCTACACCATTGCCGGTAAGACCATCGAGCCGAAACAGGCCGAGTACATGAAGAAGTCCTACGGCATGGACTTGATTACTCCCACCGACCGCTACGGGCAGGACTATTTCAACAAGACTTGGGGCGATTTCTTCCCGGAGAACCCCTACTTCGGCGGCATGTGGGACTATCTCGGTGTGGACGAGAACGGCACGGTGGACACCGTACTCGAAATGAAGACCACCAAGCGTATCGAGGACTGGCAGAATGACGCTCCTGAGTACTACGCATTACAGGCGGCTCTCTACGCCTACCTGCTCGGTGTGGACAATGTCATTATGGTCGCTTCCTTCCTTGAGGAGAAGGACTACGAAGACCCGTCCAAGTTCGTCCCCAACATCAAGAACACCATCACGGTGGAGTTCAAGGTCAGTGAGCGTTACCCGGACTTCGAGCGCATGGTCGCTGAGGTGAAGTCTTGGTGGGGCGAGTATGTGACGGGTGGTATCTCCCCGGTCTATGACGAGAAGAAGGACGCTGAGATTCTGGCGGCTCTGCGTACCCACAATCTCACCCCGGACACCGACATTGACGCTCTCATTAAGGAAGCCGAAGGTCTCAAGAAGGAGGTCGATATGACCGCCGCCGCAATCGCCGACAAGGAGAAGCGGCTGAAAGAGATTTCCGACATCATCAAGGAACACGCTATGACGCAGTTCCGTGACGGTGACAAGAAGGTCGAAATCAAGGGTTCGACCTACACTTGGACGGTATCTCGTTCGGAGACCACCACCATCGACAAGAAAGCTCTGGAAGCTGACGGTCTGCTTGAGAAGTACCAGAAGAAGTCTGAGCAGTACCGCATGACTGTGAAATAAGGAGGATTATCATGAAGTTTCAGAAATTCGTAAAGGCTCTTGGGTCTGACGGTATCGTGTACAATCGCAAGAATGGTGAACGCTGGCTTGCTTCCGAGCGAGTGTTCATGAAAATCCCGGAGGACATCCGTAGCGTCACCTGTGCTGACATTGCCGACATGCCCGATTTCGTGGAGAACATCATCAACTACGACAGCTTCACCAACCCCTGCGACCTCGCCAAAGCTGTCATGCCGTATGCCGATGGGGTCATTAAGGACTGCGTCCGCATTTACGAGACCGAGGACAGGCAGAGCAAGGTTGCCATTGACAACGGCTCCTACGCCCTCATTGAGCGCAAGGACACTGTCGAAATGTACGCTCAGTTCGATACCGAGAGCGAGACCAGCGAGGGCAAGGCTCTGGTTATCAAGCGTCCCGCCTGTCTCGTCTCTGACGAGGAAGTAATCGGCCTGATTTTCCCGACCGATTACGAGGAGTGAGGTGAAGACCATGTATATCGACCCGTTTGTGGCTGGCGTGGTTTCTACCATTCTGGTTGAGCTGATTCTGATTGTGGGCTACGCCATGTATGTGAGCGCAAAGAAGAAGTAAGGAGGACAAAGACAATGGCACGAATCCCGATGACGAGTGGTTTCACTCTCATTCCCGAAGGAACCTATGTGTTCCGTGTGTATGCCGCTACCTATGACGAGGAGTTTGGCAAGATTGAGGTCAAGCTGGTGAACGCCGCTGGCATGACCCATACCGAGCGATTCTCCATCAAGGACAACAATGACGAGCTGAACGAAAAGGCTTTGAACGCCTTTTCCTACTTCGCCAAGACCGTGATGGGTGACTACACCTTGGAAGACATCGACCCGGCAGAGCTTATCGACCACTTCATCTGTGCTGAGGTGGTACACACCAAGCTCCCTTCCAACAAAGACCCGAACAAGATGGTCACTTTCGCCAACCTCGGCGAGAAGTCCCCGGCAGAGTACTTCGACACTGAGCCGGTTGCCCGTGCGCTGACGCTCGGTAAGACCGAAGCCGCTCCCGCCACTGCGAAACCTGCTACCGCCCCGGCTCCCGCCACCGCCGCTCCCGCTCCTGCGGCAAAAGGGCTTGACCTTGAGGCTCTGCTCAGCAGTCTGTAATTCGTGGCAATCAAGTGTTGCAAGGACTGTGTAGCACCCAAACGCCATGCTGGTTGTCATGCCACTTGCGCCCAATACCTGTCTGAGAAGCAAGAATATGAAAAGCTCAAGGAGAAGGAGCGCAAGTGGCGTGAAACCATGAATGGCCTTTACACGCAGAGGGAGCGGGCTTTACGCAGGGCTTTGCGGAGTAGGAGGAAATGATATGGAGATTGCAAAGGACGATATGGGAAAAGCGAAGCTCTCCCTCGTCCCGGTTCAAATCATTCGTGACATTGCGGTCGTTCGGGAGTATGGCACGGAGAAGTACCACGACCCCGACAACTGGAAGAAAGTCGAACTGCAACGCTATATTGACGCTTTTTACCGGCACTGGCTGTCCTTCATCGAAGACAACAACTCCAAGGACGCTGAGAGCGGTATCGAGCATTACAAGCACATGGCTTGCAACATGGCGTTCATCTGTGAACTGATGAAGGAGAAAGCCAATGACTGAATTAGAGCGAGTACAGCTTTTTGAAGCCGCAGGTCTGGACAGAATCGTGTCTCGTGAGTTCAAGACCTACCTGATGGAAAACGGCTTCTTTCACGCCCCGGCAAGCACCAAGTACCACGGGGCATACGAGGGCGGTCTGTTCGACCATTCGCTGATGGTAATGAACACGCTCGTAGACCTGTCTGCGAAGAATGGTCTGAAATGGCGCAGAGTGGAAAGCCCCTTCATTGTGGGTATGTTCCACGACCTGTGCAAAATCGACCAGTACCGCCACCCCATCAAGGAGACGCTTTATGTCGGCTCCGAGGAGACCACCATCTATGACGAGCAAGCGTGGGAGTACAACCCCAACACGCTCGTCAAGGGACATGGAGATAAATCGGTCATTCTCCTGTCTCAGCACATGACGCTGACCGAAGAGGAGTCCATGTGTATTCTCTACCACATGGGTGCTTTCACCGACAAAGAGCATTGGAGGAGCTTCACTGACGCTGTTCACAAGTTCCCGAATGTACTCTGGACACATCACGCAGACATGATTGCGTCTCATGTGGTGGGTGTCTGATATGCCGATATTCAAGAAGAACCGAGGTCACATCTTTGCTGTGAAGTTCAGCGCAAAGGAGCAGAAAGCCATTGACGCTGAAATACTCCGTCAGTGCGCCGAGTTCGACAGAAAGAACGAGCTTGAAATGAACTCCGTCATTCTGTGGGTTCTGCATGAGCGGTTCGGCTTTGGGAAGAAGCGGCTGAGGAGGTTCTTTGAGAGCTATGCCGCCGAGCTGGACGCTCTGGAAAAGCGGTACGAAATGGGCAACGAGGACATGGCTTGGCTGTGTAGGCACAAGCTGGAACGATACGGCATTGACATTGCCGAATGGAACAAGGAGGGCAAACAATGAACTATAAGCTGAAAAGCGTGAACGGGAAAGTGACTTTCCTGCTTCGCACCGGCAAGGACTTGGTGAAAAACCAGATGGCGGTTGCTTCCGCTCAGCACATCATCGACCACGGTGAGATGAAAAAGTCCGATGTGGAGGGCTACCCCATCAACATCAACAACGAGTGGTACTTCGAGGGCGAGGTCTTTAAGCGCACCACTCCCAAGAAGACTGAGGACAAAGCGGAGGTTGAGGAATGAGAACTTTCTATACCGATTACATCCAGCACTGCATGAAGTTCTACGCTCGACACCCCAACCCCAAGTTCCGCTCTGACGCTGATAAGCAGAACTGGTACGCCTGTGAGAACGCCTTGAAGAGCTTCACCGACAGCGAAAGAGAGATTCTGCTGTTCATCTATCAGGAGGGCGATACCATTCCTGACAATGTCTACAAGGTCTCCGTGACCAAGAACATCAAGCAGGACAGAGTGTGGGCTTTGGTCGACGAGTTGGGGCGCAAGGTCGCTAAGAGGAGGAACCTGATTTGACACGCTACGAGAACATTCCCGAAGAACTGAAACAACTGAATCAGTGGGTCTGTACTCGTAGCGACAGCAAAGTTCCGATGAAAGCGACCGCACCAGAAGCCGCTTCCTCTACCAATCCTGAAACATGGTCTTCCTTCGACACGGCCTGCAAGGCCGTGTCGGAGGGACACTATGACTACTGCGGGTTCGTGTTCGATGATAATGGCTATGTGGGGATTGACATTGACGATGGGTATGACCAAGACGGTTTCCTCTCCCCTCTGGCGGCAGAAATCATAGGGCTGTGTGAGAGCTACACCGAGAAGTCCAAGAGCGGCAGGGGCTTTCACATACTGCTCAGGGGGACTCTCCCCTTCAAGGGCAAGAACAACCTCGCAGGGGTGGAGATTTACAAAGCGGCTCGGTACTTCATCATGACCGGCGATACGCTCCTGTACGACACCATTGTGGAAGACCAAGGAGCCATTGATTGTGTGGTGGAAAAGTACTTCCCTGAGACCAGAGAGGAAAAGGCCGGGGAGCGATACGGCGGCAGGATTTACTCTCCGATATGGAGTCTTCCTGAGAACAACCGTATAAAGCTCCGTCCCGTTTATCCTCGGATTCCCGATGGAAGTCGGAACATCTGTCTGACTTCTCTCGCAGGTATGCTCCACAATCAGGGGTACAGCAAACAGCAAATCTATGACGAGCTGTTGTACGCCAACATGGTGGCCTGTGACCCGCCCCTCGACCGAAACGAAATCCGAACCATCTGTAACAGCGTGACTCGTTACAAGAGATAAGATATAACACGGAAAAGATAAAAAATATTTCCGAGAGGGTTGACAAATAATCTTTTCCGTGTTATTATCTAATCACAACAAGGCAATAAATTATCTCATTCAGATTAAGGAGGATTACATCATGACTCAAGACTTTTACCGGGGGGACATCTTCTTCATTGCTCACTCTCCCGTCTCTGGCTCCGAGCAGGGTGGTCATAGACCCGGCGTTATCGTTTCCAACGACCTCGCCAACAGGTACTCTCCCAATGTGGAGGTTGTGTTCCTGACCTCTCAGGAGAAGAAGCCCATGCCCACGCATGTGCCGGTTCAGTGCAAAGTTCCTTCGACCGCCCTGTGCGAGAACATCCAGACGGTCTCGAAAGAACGGCTTGACGGCTTCGTCCGTTCCTGCACGGATGAGGAAATGAAGCAGATTGACTCCGCTCTGCTGTATTCGCTCGGTATCCGTTCTGCCAGCATGGAGGAAGCTCCGCAACAGGCGGCGAACACTCCCGACCCGAAAGCTGACATCCAGTGCCGGGAGGAAATCGAGAGAGACCTGTACAAGAATCTGTACGAACAGCTCTTGGAGCGAGTAATGAATAAATAAGGAGGTTCACCATGTTGGTCACACTCATTCAGGCAACGCCTGACCCTATCAATACCATTGCGGCAATCGCAAGTATCTGCTATGACAGCGACCCCAAGAACCCGCTTGGGCTGGTGAAGCACCTGTACCGCAACGGACACCATAGCGTGTTCGAGCATATCTACTTCACCTTCAAAATCGAGGGTATCTCCCGTTCCTGTTCTCACCAGCTCGTGCGGCATAGGCACTGTAGCTTCACTCAGCGGTCTCAGCGATACTGCTCGGAGGATGGTTTCTCGGCGGTACTGCCACGCTCTATTGAGGAGCTGGGCGGTAAATGGGATTACGGCTTGGTGCTGAATCATATCGCAGAGTTTTACGAGCTGTCCCAAAAGGTTGGAGTTCCCAATGAGGACGCTCGGTATGTCCTCCCCAACGCCTGTGAGACCGCCCTGTTCCTCTCCTGCAATCTGCGGGAGCTGATTCACATGAGCAACGAACGGCTGTGCCTGAGAGCGCAGTGGGAAATCCGAGAGCTGATGAAGCAGATGGTGTCCCTTGTAGACCCTGCGCTTCACTTCATGCTCGTCCCCAAGTGCAAGAGCGGTCGTATCGTCTGCCATGAGAAGTGCGGAGGTGTTGACGATGGCGAATAAAATGACGGTTAAGGGCTGGGACGAGATTCAGAGTGACTACGAGCGTATGCAGGGAATGTCGTGCGTTCCCGCTGTCATTCGCAAGGTGGCTCAGAACCATGTCTTCGATGAAAACCAGTCCGTGAAGTGGAACCGTGACAAGGTGGCTGAAAACAACGCCGCATACCAAGCGGAGGTTGCTCGTCTCAACACCGCCAAGAACAAGGCGAGAGACGCTATCCATGAGGACATCTACCGTGCTATTCAAAGCGAGGTCGGACACGGGCTGACTCGTGATGGAGCAAGAAAACTTTGGGAATACGCCTACGACAAAGGCCATGCGCATGGAAGCTATGCAATCATAAGCTACCTCGAAGACCTTCTCGTATTGGTATATGGGGTGCTGGACGATGTCAAACGATAACAAACTCTACTGTTCCCTCCTGCTGGCTTCTCAGGCAATCACCAACCCTGAGGGGTGGGTGTGTCGCAAGGATAACTGCGCTTGGTGGGTGGAGGACAAACAGAAATGTGCAATCGCAGTAGGAGGTGAACGCAACCGTGGCAAGTGATAGAGAGCTGTTCGAGCTTCGTAACGGCAGAGTCATTATGGACGAAGACCTGTCCGAGAAGATGTACACCATCAAGTCCTACCACCCTGAGAAAGCTGACGAGTACAGCTCCGGGTTCGAGTGGTCGGAAATGGGCATGGCGAACCTGTTCGGGATTCTCTACAACCGGGAAGCTCGTTACTGCACCGAGCATAAGAGCTGGTACACCTACTTCGAGGGTGCATGGCGCAAGGACGAGGGCGCAATCCTCGTCTCGGAGAAAATCAAAGACTTCGTGCGGTTGATGATTCTCTACTGCGGAGAAATCGTGGACGATGAAACCCGTAAGTCCTACACCTCCTTCGTGAACAAGATGGGTGACAGACGCATGAGAGACCGAATCCTCAAGGACGCAACCGGCGAACTGCGTATCTCTGCGACTGACTTTGACGCTGACCCCTATCTCATAAACTGCCTGAACGGAACCTACTCTCTGCGGGACTTCTCTTTCCGGGAAGCCAAGTGGGACGATTTTCTCACCATGCAGACCAACTTCCGTCACACCGTCCGCAGGGACATTCGCTGTGAGCGGTGGGAGCAGTTCATTGACGAGGTCACTCAGAACGACAAGGACAAAGCTGATTTCCTGCAACGCTCCCTTGGCTACTCCATCCTCGGCATGAGCAACGAGGAGTGCATGTTCATTCTGCACGGCAAGACCACCCGCAACGGCAAGTCCACGCTCCTCAACACGATTGAGACCATGCTCGGTGACTACGCCAAGGTTGCCCCTGTCGGTATGATTTGCCGAGGAGACCGGCAAAAGGACGCAGAAGCGGCTTCTCCTACCCTCGCCGGTCTCAAGGGCAAGCGGTTTGTCACCATGAGCGAGTCCAACGAGTACGGCAAGCTGGACGAGGAGAAAATCAAGCAGTTCACGGGTGGTGAGGAAATCTCCGCTCGTGCGCTGTACCAGTCGGCAATCACCTACAAGCCGCAGTTCACCCTCTGGCTGTCCTGTAATGACCTCCCGATGGTGACGGACAAGAGCTTGTTCGCTTCCGAGCGTATCAAGGTGATTGAGTTCAACCGGCATTTCTCTCCCGCCGAGCAGGACACTCACCTCAAGGACGAGCTGACCTCTCAGGAAGCCATGAGCGGCATTTTCATGTGGCTGGTGCGTGGGTATATCAAGTACAAGGAACACGGTCTCGCCATGTCTGAGTCCTTGAGGTCTGTCGTGACGAAGTACGAGCGAGAGAATGACCTTGTGCTTCAATTCCTCGAAAACCGCTGTGTGCGAGTCCCGGAGGACGAGAACAACCCCTTCGGTGAGAAGGGCAAGCGCACCAACATCAAGGCGAAAGACCTCTACCAAGCGTTCAAGATGTGGGCGAAGTCCGAGGGAGCCTATGTGCTGTCGGCGAGGAAGTTCAATTCCGAAATGGAGCGTCACCCCGAATGGTTTGACCGCAAATCGACTTCCAGCGGCTTCGTAATCTATTGGGGTCTGAAATTGAAGGAGATTGTTTGACATGACCAGATGGCAGTATGAGGATTTGCAGGAACAGCTCTCCCGAAAAATGAGGGACAATCCCTATGGCAAGAACGGGAACTACAAATACGAGGAGGGCTACAAGCAAGGTATTCTTGCGGCGAAAAGCGTCCTGTCGAACTTCTATCATCGGCTTGAGGAGGAAAACGAAAATGTTTGATGTAATCGACAAAAGCACCTTGAAGCCGGGTGATGTCGTGGGAATCAGAATGAAAACTCAAATCAGGTGGGGATTCTTCCGCTACCCGAAAACCATCCCCCTGACTATCGAGCGTATCACCCCGGCTCGTACCAAGTTCGTCATGACCAACGGGGCAGAGTTCGGCAGGAACAACATCTTCTATCCCGTTACCGCAGAGACGAACCATAGAACCCATGTTGCCAAGTGCGCAGAGAAAATCAGCTCCTCTCTCATGGCTCTCGAACGATTGCAGAGGGACGGCAAACTTTTCTCGCAGGACGATGATTTCATCGTGAAGTGCGCCGAGCGACTGGAACAGATTTTGCATGAGGTGGTGTAACAAAATGAGTGACCTTAAAATCTTCACTGACAATATCGAACCCGAAGCCCTGAACCAGATTTACACCCTCGTGAAGCAACCCGTCTTCGCTGACTGCAAGGTTCGTATCATGCCCGATGTCCACGCAGGAGCCGGGTGTGTAATCGGCTTCACCGCCGACTTGGGTGACAAGGTGATTCCGAACATCGTGGGTGTAGACATCGGGTGCGGTATGCGCACCGTGGAACTCGGACAAATCGACATCGACTTCGCCGCCCTCGACTCTGCCATTCGTGAGCATATCCCCTCTGGCAGAGAGGTGCGCAAGAGCGAGTATGTTCGTTTCGATATGCTGGACGAGCTTCGGTGCTACCGTCACCTGAAAGACATCGACCGCATTAAGAGAAGCATTGGCACTCTTGGCGGCGGCAATCACTTCATCGAAATCGACATGGACGAGTACGGCAACAAGTTCCTCATTATCCACACGGGAAGCCGCAACCTCGGAAAGCAGGTAGCAGAGTACTATCAGGCTCTCGCCGTGGAGACCATGTCGGGCAAAGACCTGCTGTACAAGCGGCAGGAGCAGTTGATTGCCGAGTACACGGCGCAGGGACGAAAGAAGGAAATCGAGAAAGCTATCCGGGAGCTTCACCGCAAGTTCAGCCCGAACCCTCTCGGTATTCCGAAGGAGCTGTGCTACCTCACCGGCGAGGATCGTGAAGACTATCTGCACGACATGAGAATCTGCCAGCGGTACGCCGCCCTCAACCGCTATGCCATTGCCGAGACCATTCTCGACGTGATGGGCTGGAACCATTGGGGTGGTTTCGAGACCATTCACAACTACATCGACTTGGAGACGAACATGGTTCGCAAGGGAGCTATCTCTGCCAAGGCCGGTGAACTCCTGCTCATTCCTATCAACATGAGAGACGGCTGTATCATCGGCAAAGGTAAAGGCAACCCGGATTGGAACTACTCTGCCCCGCACGGCGCAGGTCGTATCATGAGCCGTAGCAAGGCGAAGGAGCTGGTGAGTCTCGCCGACTTTGAGGACTCCATGAAGGGTATCTTCACCACCTCGGTCAGTCAGTCCACGATTGATGAAAGCCCGATGGTCTACAAGCCCATGGCAGAAATCGTGGCGAATATCGCCGAGACGGTGGACATTCTCATGGTCATTAAACCTTTGTACAACTATAAGGCAAGCGAGTGAGGTGTGACTATGGACGAACTTTTGGGGCTTATCGCAGACATCAATCCGACTGAAATCGCAAGCCACATTGAGCAAGGAAATCTCGCCGAGTGGTGCGAGGGCTGGCGGCAGGTAGCGACTGTGACGGTCGAAAACCTCAGATTATCCGAATCGGATTGAAAAATCATCAAAAATGACATTTGCGAAATAATCTTTGTAGGACTACTACTTGTCTTTTCGCAAAGTTATAGGAGAAGTAGTAAAAGTAGTTCAAATCTTGATTTTGCGTAAAAGTCTCCTATAAGGGGGTCTATATAGCGAAAGTTTACGCAAAAACTGATTTTCAACTACTTTAACTACTTTATAAGAATAAGAAGAAAGAGGACTCTTTTGAGCCGAAAGAGGACTCTCTGAGGAGGTAAGAACGACTATGGCAACAAAGAGAAACAACCCGAAGGGCATTGGATTGCCCACGAGTACCAGCTCTCTCACACTTGACGCTGGGGATAATGCCAAGTACACCAGCATGAACCTGCACTTCATGAACATGCCCAAGATTGATTTGCATGATGAGGTTGCGGTACAGAACAGGCTCAATGAGTATTTCAACCTCATGGTGGATAGCGATATGAAGCCCTCCGTGTCTGGTATGGCTATGGCGTTAGGGATTGACAGGAGAAGACTGTGGGAAATCAAGACAGGTAACACGCAAGGCAGTGGAGCCATGGGTGGGCTGTCCTCGTTGCCGCAAGGCGTTACGGACTTGGTAAAAAAAGCGTACCAACTTTTGGAATGTCTGTGGGAGGACTACATGCTCAACGGCAAAATCAACCCCATGGCGGGTGTGTTCCTCGGAGTCAACAACTATGGCTATCAGGATGTCAAGAAGGTGGATGTGACTCCCGTACTCCCCGACAGCAACAAGGACAACGACTATGACCCCGACTCTATCCGAGAGCGATACCTTATCGACTCTGGCAACGACTCCGACTCTGAGAGCGACTAACGACTCTCGACTATGAAACGACTATCGACTATGAAACCGCCGCTTGGAACCCTCGGCTTCTGCTGGGAGGAAAAGCGGCGGTTTTTCTGTCGTTTTCATGAGATAGCGCTTTACAGCACTAAAGCAACGGGGCGGGGTGGCGGTTTAACGGGGTGACGCTTTACACCAATAAAGCGACAGGGGGCGGGAGCCTGTCCCGGTGGAGCGGAACGGCGGCGGGGTTCGGTTTTTGCCTATATAATGTATAGCGGACAACAAACAATCCGAAAAAGATAAAAAATTTCAGAAAACCCCTTGACAATTCGGAAAAGGCGAATTATACTATAATCACAACAGGACAACAAACAATCCGAAGCGGATAATAAAGGGAGGTTCACACCATGAAAAAGTATTTCGCCGTTTCTTTCAAGTACTCGGAAAGCGTGTTCTGCTCCAATATCGCCCACGCAGAGACCGCCGAAGCTGTAGCCGCTCATTATTCCCGGTATGAATGGGTAGACATCCGGGAAGCCGAAGCGCACGAAGTAGAAACCGCTCGCCGCAAGGGTATGCCGATTGTCGAAATCGAGACCACCGAAGCCGCCACCAATGAAAAGGAGGAAACCACCGTGAAAGAGTTCACCGAGTTGAAAAAAATCGTCCGCGAGGACGAAGAGCAGACCGCCGAAAACCGCCGTTTTTACATCGTCAACGGCTATTGGCCTACATGGGCAGAGGAACACCGGGGAGAGCCTGACCGGGGCTTGAGAGAGTATAGCACCGCTTTGCGTTGGGAGCAGTACAAGGCCGGGGAAATCAGCCGGGAAAAGGCCGTGGAGCTTGCCACAAAGCGAGCCTTGAAAGCTGTCGAGAAGGACACCGCCGCAAAGCTGGCACGGCTCGACAGAGTAGCCGCCGCCCCTGACCTGTCATTTATTTTGATTTCCGTTGATTGGGTGCGCTCTCGCACTTGGGGCAACAATCCCCACGCAGAAGCCCGAACGAATACCGGCGTTTTCACCGGGACGGCGAGCGGGTGCGGCTATGACAAGGAAAGCGCCGCTATTGCGGACGCTCTGAACCAGTGCGACAGCGTGTTGAAAGCTCTTTACACCCTCAAAGAAGAAGGGCTTCGGGCTGGTCTCAGTGACAAGAGCAAAACCGCCGCTTGCGGTCGATCGAATGGTAATATCTGCGGCTATGGTGCGGGGTACGGTGCTATTCCCTATTTCGAAGGCGGCGTTGGGGCTTCTTGCTTCTGGTCTATCCTCAAGAAGTGCGGCTTCTCCACCTCTTGCCACCACGGGAAACACAGCGATTTCTACAGCGTATCGAAGGAGGGGGCTTGATGGTCAGATTTACAAGTGAGGATTTGCGCCGCCTTGCTGACGCAATCGACAATCGGGAAAAATACGGCAATATGTGCGGGGTGGTGTATCTGCGCATGAAGAAGCACCCCAACGGGAAAGAGTTCGCCGAGTTTGAACAGCCTTGCGCCTATGCCGAGTGTTACAGCAATTTTTACAGATTCGAGGAGGTAGAACGATGAATTACAACGAGATTGCAAGACAGAACCTTGACGCACTCATGAAGGAAATAGCCGAGTATACCCGGCTTTCCGAGGAGGTCAGCGCAACCCTTGACAGCTTGCGGGACACCCTGAAAACCTACATGACGGAAAACGGCCTTGACACCGTGACGGGGAGCGAACACAAAGCGAGCTACAAGAAAGTGACCAGCTCCCGCCTTGATTCGGCAGCACTCAAGAAGGAGCTTCCCGAAATCGCCGCCAAGTATACCAAGACCACGGAAACCCGGCGTTTCCTGTTCGTGTGAGGAGGTGTAGAAAATGGGCTTTGTGTTCCTGCTGGTTTTCCCGTTCGTGCTGTTGGCTGAGATTCTGAAACGAAATTGAAAGTACATACCCCCGCCCACAAGGGGCGGGGCTTTTTTATGTCCTTTTTTTCGTGGCCTGTCCTGCCCTGTGTGCGGCGTTTTGCGCCGGGGGTACTCAATACCCCCCGCACCCTTGCGGGGCTTGTGGGGCTCTATAGGGGCATTGCGGAGGGTGCTATATATTGGGGCTTGTTCTTGTGTCCTCTGTCCCGTGTTCCCGCTCCTGTTGTTGTGCGTGTGCGTTCCTGTTGGGCATTGCTGAGGGCTTGCCCCTGTCCTTGTGGCTGTCCTTCATTGCTGAGGGCTTGCCCCTTGCCCCGGTTTCATTGGGGTATATTTCATTGACAGCGGCGGGGGCTTGTGTCAATAGGGTTTCCCCGCGGGCTTGTGGTACTGGTTCCACAATTTCACCGCCCTATTGACACCGGGAGCGGGACGGCGGCGGGGCGGGAGCCTGTCCCCGTGGGCGCACCACCCGCACCCCCTGAGGGGGACGGCGCACCGGGGCAGGAGCCGCAGGGAGTGGCTTGAGTACGCCAAAAATCGAAAAAGAAACAAAAAGGATATAAAATTATCTTTTTAGTGTTGACAACAACCTTTTGAAATGCTATACTAATCTCACAAAGATAACGGAGGTGCATTATGGTACGCAACAACATTGAACTCGATGTGAAGGTCAAGTGCCTTGAATCTCACATGAGCCAGCTCAACCTTGCGGAGAAGATTGGCACGACAGGCCAGTATGTCAACCGCATTATCAAGAAGAAAGACGGTCTGGTGAACAAGACCTTCGTGGAAATCATGGAAGCTCTTGGCTATGACATCGAGCTTACCTATGTGAAGCGGGAGGAATGACCATGACCTTTTATGTGAACGAGGTCACATTGCCTGAGAGCGATTGGACTCATCGTTGCATAGGGCTGTTCGATAACGACGAATGGGACGGTAGAGGTAGCTTTTGTGGCTACTATGGAGCTGAGTATTATCTGAATACCACGCTCTTGGCTTACGGCGTTCAGTTAATCGAAGGTAACAAGAGATACAACCCCAAAGACCCCTTCGATGGTGGGATTTATAAATGCCACAAGCATTTTGACGAGGTTCTTATCGGAAGCGGTATGTGGGAGAAGAAAATCGAAGCCAACAGTGTCGAGGAAGCTATCGAGATTTTCATAGCACAAAGTTGGTAGCATGGAGGTGAGTACATGAGGGTCGGTTATGTACGAGTAAGCACCGCAGAACAAAATCCGGCGAGACAGATGGAACTCATGAAGTCCCTTGGTGTGGAGAAGGTCTACCACGAGAAGCGCAGTGGCAAGAACACCGACAGACCGCAGTTCAACGAAATGCTCTCGTTCCTGCGTGATGGTGACACCCTGTATGTGGAGTCGTTCTCTCGCCTGTCCAGAAGCACACGAGACCTCCTCGCCACGGTCGCAACGCTGACCGAGCGTGGTGTGAACCTCGTCTCCGAGAAGGAGAAGTTTGACACCAGCACCCCGCAGGGGAAGTTCGTGCTGACCGTGTTTGCGGCTCTCGCCGAGTTCGAGCGGGAAAGCATTTTGGAGAGACAGCGTGAGGGGATTGAGATTGCGAAGTCCGAAGGAAAGTACAAGGGGCGCAAGCCGATTCCCGCCAACGAGCGGTTCTTCACCGTGGCAAATGCGTGGGCGGCTGGCAAAATCCCGCTCAAGGACGCAATCAAGGAGTCGGGGATGTCCCACTCCACCTTCTTCCGTAAGTGCAAGCAGTACGAAATCAGCAGGAGAAGTAGTTAAAGTAGCGGAAAATCAGTTTTTGCGTGTAACTTCCTCTTAGTATGCGCATATTAGACGAAAGTTTACGGAAAAAGCGAAAATCAACTACTTTGACTACTTGATTGGAGGGTAAGACCATGGGGCAATACGATAATTTCCACAACACCAAGAACATCGAAAAGGCGCAGAGGAAGCTCGACAAGCTCCTGAAAAAGCGGAAACCAGACCAGTATCAGATTGATTTGGCGAAAGAAGCCCTCTCCCAAGCGAAGCTGTTTGAGAGCTGTCAGATTTTCAAGAGTTTCAGCGGGTATGCCCCGAACGAGAACATCATGTTCAGTGACGATAACCGAGTGATGTGGTTCGTCAAGTACCTTATCCCCTACGATGAAATCAGCTCCTACTCCATCGTGGAGAATGTGGTGCAGAAAGCTCAGACGCAGACCACGAGCAAGGGTGTTATCACACGGGCTATCATCGGCGGGGCTATCGCAGGTGGCGTTGGGGCTGTCGTTGGAGCGGCTTCGGCGGGGTCGAAATCTCAGACCACCTACTACAACGAGGGCGAAGGGTTTTTCATGCAAATCTTCACGAAGAACGGTGAGCGGTATAGCTGTCACATCGAGAACAGCGGGTTCATCGGGAACAAAGTTCACCCGAAGTGGCTTGAGCTTGGGACAAAGCTCCAATCCATCATTGACGGGAAAGTATAATCGAGATTATTGAATGGCGCATGATTGCGAGAGCGAAAAGCTCAAACAGTCATGCGCCATTTTTCTTTACGGAGGTATCTATGCGAAATCTACTTGAGACGATTTACAAAAAGGCAAAGGCGGCTCATGCCTATCAGCCCATGGAAGACCTGTACTTCATGTGCCGGGAAGCCATGAAGACCGATGTGGGTCTCGGTGTGGAGTATTTGAAGCTCCTCTCCGCTGAGTGCGAACGAGCCATGCACGACAGGTCTATCTCCGGGGAGCAGGTCGTGTTGATTTACGACCTGCACAAGCGAGTGTGCTTCACTGCCGCCCCCTACGATTTTGACTGCTACCTACTCTATGTGGAGTGGAACCGGGAGCCTGACAAGAAGTTCTATCCTCCCCGGCGTAAGGTCTTGAAGCAGGTGGTGGACGCTCTGCAAGAGCTGGCAGACGATAAGCTGGACTTGCTGGCGGTCTCCCTTCCTCCCGGTAGCGGTAAGACCACCTTGGCAATCTTCTACCTCACATGGCTCGGCGGCAAGATTCCCAACAAACCCATGCTGACCGGCTCCCACTCCAACTCGTTTGTGCGGGGCGTGTATGATGAATGTCTGCGCATTATGGACAAGAACGGCGATTATCTCTGGCAGGATGTCTTCCCCGATGTGAAGGTGTCCAACACCAACGCCAAGGATTGCCGTATCGACCTCGACAAGCGACAGCGTTTTGAGACCTTGGAGTTCACCTCCATCGGAACCGGCAACGCTGGTCTGTATCGTGCCGCCACCCTGCTCTATTGTGATGACTTGGTGTCTGGTATCGAGGTGGCGTTGTCGAAGGAGCGGCTGGACAAACTGTGGGAGACTTACACCACGGACTTGAGACAGCGTAAAATCGGACATAACTGCAAAGAGCTTCACATTGCGACCCGGTGGTCTGTTCACGATGTCATTGGGCGGCTCGAACGGGAGTATATCGACAGCGACAGAGCGAAGTTCATCGTCATTCCCGCTCTGGACGAGAATGACGAGTCCAATTTCGATTACGCCTACGGTGTCGGGTTCAGCACCAGTTTCTACCGTGAGCAGAGAAACATCATGGACGATGTGAGTTGGCGAGCGTTGTATATGAACGAGCCGATTGAGCGAGAGGGTCTTGTCTACTCCGAGGACGAGCTTCGCCGGTACTTCGAGCTTCCGAAGGAAGAACCTGACGCAATCATCGGTATCTGCGACACCAAGGACAAGGGCGCAGACTACGCTTTCCTCCCGGTGGCGTATGTGTATGGGCAGGACTACTACATTGACGATTGCGTCTGTGATAACGGTCTGCCCAACATCGTGGACGCACGGCTGACGGAAATCCTCGTCCGGGACAAGGTGAAGTCCTGCCGCTTCGAGTCCAATTCCGCAGGTCGGCGGGTTGCCGAGAAGATTCAGGAGGAAGTGAAGAAAAAGGGCGGTATCACCCACATCACCACCAAGTTCACCACTACCAACAAGGAAACGAAAATCATCGTGAACAGCGCATGGGTCAAAGAGCATTGCCTGTTCAAAGACGCTTCCCTGTACCAGCGCAAGTCTGATTACGGCAAGATGATGGACATGCTCTGCTCTTACACGATGGCGGGTAAGAACAAACACGATGATGTCCCCGATGGCATGGCAATGCTGGCTGAGTATGCTCAGAGTTTGGGTGGTCAGACTGTTGAGGTCTTCAAGCGTCCGTGGTAATTCACAATTTCCACATGGTTTTCAACATTTAATTCCTAAAACAAGAATTAGAACTTGACTTTTACGAACCGAAATGCTATAATATACACGAATAATTATGGCATAGATGTGGCGCATGATTGCGAGAGCGAAAAGCTCAAACAGTCATGCGCCATTTTCAATTTCTGAGGAGAGGAGGGACAGTCTTGGGAAACGAAATCGACACTTCCAAGCCCATGAGCGAGACTCGGCAAATGAGTGGCAGACGGGTTATCAAATCCAGCGTGAAGGAAATCACGGACGGGAATGTGGTCGAGGTCTTGCAGAAAGCTCTCAGTGACCACGCTTTCAACCGAAGCGAGATTGATTACCTGTGGAACTACTACAAGGGCAAACAGCCGATTTTGAATCGGAAAAAGGATGTCCGTCCTGAAATCTGCAACAAGATTGTGGAGAACCGGGCAAACGAGATTGTCTCCTTCAAGGTCGGCTACCTGTGCGGTGAGCCGATTCAGTACATCGGTAGAAGCACCGAGGAGAGCGTCACCAAGGGCATTACCGCCCTGAACGAGCTGATGTTCGCCGAGGACAAGGCCACGCAAGACCAAGAGATTGTGGAGTGGCAGATGATTTGCGGAACCGCTTATCGTCTGGTTCTGCCCGATGAACCCAACGAGGAAGACGAGTCCCCGTTTGAAATGTACACCCTTGACCCCCGTGACACCTTCGTTGTGTACTCCAATGAAATCGGGAATAAGCCCCTGATGGCAGTGAAGTACAGCAAGGACGAGAACGAGGTCACGCACTACTCGGTCTACACCGAGAACTACTACTGGTTGATTGACGGAGACATCATCAACAAGGCCGAGTCCAAGTCCCATGCGCTGGACATGATTCCCATTTTCGAGTACCCGGCGAACAATGCTCGGCTCGGCTCTTTCGAGATTGTTCTTCCTCTGCTGGACGCAATCAACAATGCGGAGTCCAACCGCATGGACGGCGTGGAGCAGTTCATTCAGGCGTTTTGGAAGTTCATCGGCTGTCGCATTGAGAAGGAGAAGTTCAAAGAGTTTCTTGAGGAGGGCGCAATCCTTGTGCCGCCCAACGACAGCGGCGGGAACATTGATGTTGACCTCGTGGTGAAGGAGCTGAATCAGGTTCAGACTCAGACGCTCAAGGACGATTTGTACAACGCTGTTCTTACCATTTGCGGTATGCCGAACCGCAACGGCGGTACTTCCACCTCTGACACGGGGGCGGCGGTACTCCTGCGAGACGGCTGGTCTCTTGCGGAAGCGAGAGCCAAGGACAGTGAACACATGTTCAAAAAGGCAGAGAAGAAAATGCTCAAGCTGGTTCTTCGTATCTGCCGTGACCTGTCCGAGAACATCAACCTGCGGTTGAAAGACATCGAGTTGCAGTTCACCAGACGCAACTACGAGAACATCCAGAGCAAATCGCAAGTTCTGGTGTCCATGCTCCAACAGCCGAAGATTCACCCCCTTCTGGCGTTCCAGCATAGCGGCTTGTTCGTTGACCCGGAGAGAGCATACACCCTGAGTATGAAGTATTACGAGGAACAGCAAGAGAAGCTGGCGCAACAGCAGAAGACGGCTCAGAACAACACCGATGGTTCGGGAAATCCGAACGGTTCTGACGAAGACGAATAATTAAAGCGGTTTTCCGCTTGGTTATGGTGAGGGAACACCTTAAAACGCAACAGGGAGACAACCCTTCAAACAGAAATCCGTGTAGAGTGAACTACCTATGAAACGCAAGGAGGAAAACACAATGAACCTTAAAGAAGTGCTTGGGGACGCTTACAAGGAGGGTATGACCTTTGAGGAGGTCGAAGCCGCTCTGGAAAAGGTGAATGTCCCGGAAGACAATTCCGCTGAGATTGAGCGTCTGAAAAACGCTCTGTCCAAGAGTAACAGCGAAGCCGCTGGCTACAAGAAACAGCTCCGAGAGAAAATGACCGAGGACGAGCAGAAGAAGCAGAAGGAACAGGAGGAGCGTGAGGAGCTTCAAAACAAGTACGACAAGCTCCTGCGTGAGTCTGTTATCGCCAAGAACAAGGCGAAGCTGGTCGCTCTCGGCTACGATGAATCTCTCGCCGATGAAACGGCTGAGGCTATGGCTGATGGTGATTCCGAGAAGGTCTTTGCCAATCAGCAGAAGCACTTGACTTCCTTTGAGAAGAAGGTTCGTGCGGAAGCTCTCAAGAATACACCGAAACCTACCCCCGATGGGGATTCCAAGACCATGACGCTCGAAAAGTTCCGTAAGCTCGACCCGATGGAGCGTCACAAGTTCTCCGAGGAACACCCGGAGGAATACAAAGAACTTTATGGAGGTAAAGAATAATGGCACACAAGATTTACGATAACTTCTATCTCTCCAACGAGATTGAAGACCAGTACAACTCCCACCTGAACCTGCAACAGTTCTGCACGGTGGACAACAGCCTTGAGGGACAGGCCGGTATGACCCGCAAAATCAATGTCTACAAGGCCACCGATGGCACTGAGAAGCTGGAAATGGGCAGTGGCAACACCAAGTCCATCGAGGTGAGCTACACCCCGGAGGAGTACAAGATTCTGCTGGCGCAGAACCGCTTCGAGTACTATGACGAACAGGCCATGACCGACCCCATGCTGGTGCCTGTCGGCGTTCGTCACATGGGTACTGACATGTTCAACACTGTCAATGCCGACATCTACGGCGAGTTCAAGAAGGCCACGCAGGTGGTTGTTACCAGCGGCTTCAATTTTGACTGCTTCGCTGACGCTCAGAGCGTTCTGAACCTTGAGAACCTTGAGGGCGTGTCCATCTTCGCCTTTGTCTGTGCGGCTGACATGGCTGACATCCGCAAGGCTCTGAAAGACACCTTGCAGTATGTCGAGAAGTTCGCTGTGAGCGGCTATGTCGGCACTGTTGCCGGTGTGAACCTGTACACCAAGAAGGACGCAACCCCCGGCGATATTATTATCGCCACCCGTGAAGCCGTCACCCTGTTCAACAAGAAGGGTACTGAGGTTGAACAGCCCCCTCGTGACTCCGGGGACGCCAATGTTCGTAAGAACACCATCTTCTCCCGTAAGTACTACCTTGCGGCTCTGACTGACGAGACCAAGGCTGTGAAGATTCACAAGGGTACTGCCACCCTTACCACCGATACCACCGTGACCCCCGACAAGGTCTACTACAAGAAGGTCGGCAACGGCTATGTGGTTGGCACTCCCGACACCAACCCCAAGACCGAGGGCTTCTACGAGATTTCCTAAGCTGGACGGAGGTGAGCAACATGACGCAGGAAGAAAAGCTGACCGCTCTCAAGGCCATTGTAGGAAGTTCTGACTCTGACGATGTGTTGCTCACCTACCTCAGTTTTGCGGGAAGCAAGATTATTGCGAAAGCCTATCCCTACCAGAACGACATAACCGAAGTCCCGGCGCAGTACGCACACCTCCAAGTGGAGATTGCGGCGTACATGCTGAACAAACGAGGAGCTGAGGGGCAGACCTCTCACACCGAGAATGGTGTGTCGAGAACCTACGAAAACGGTGATGTCCCTGCTTCTATGCTGAAAGCGGTCATTCCGCACTGCGGGGTGGTTTGATGAAGTGTATGAGCAGGAACAAAACCAAGTTCTTCTATGCGCTGTATGAGGGTAAGACCCCCATTACAGACGAGTACGGCAATGTGACCGGCGAGTATGATGTCCAGCACGGCAAGCCCACTGAGTTCTACGCCAACATTTCGGCGGCGAAGGGCGAAACGCAGACCCGTCAGTTCGGGGAGAACGAGTCCTACGACAAAGTGATTGTCATGGACAGTGACGCTCCCCCGATTGATGAATATGCGGTGCTTTGGGTTGACCTCACGCCACAACTGGACGAGGACGGCTCTCTTGCGGTGAACAAGAAGGGTGAAATCATCACCCCTCATGACTACATCGTGAAGAAGGTCGCTAAGAGCCTGAATGTGGTGTCGCTGGCGATAAGCAAGGTGAGTGTCAGTGGGTAAGAAGGTTATTCGTATCAGCCTGTCCGAGAAGGACATTGACCGAGCTATCAAAGAGCTTGAGCAGTACAAGCGGGAAATCATTCGCAAGACGGAACTTCTTCGGAAGAAGATTGCCGAGCGGATTGGAACTCTCGCTCAAAGCGGCTTCAACGGTGCAGTCGTTGACGATTTGACCGATGAAAGCGGCGGGGTGAGAAAAGCCGAAGTGCAGGTCTCCATTGACGAGCGAGAAAATGTCTCGGTCGTTATCGCCGCTGGCGAGGACGCTGTTTGGGTAGAGTTCGGTGCTGGTGTATACCACAACGGCTCTGCTGGCAGTTCCCCTCACCCGAAGGGTTCTGAGCTTGGTTTCACCATCGGCGGCTATGGAAAGGGCATGGGCAAGCGAAAGACATGGGGGTTCTATGAGGACGGTGAACTGAGAC